CAGCCAGTACGTCAGATTTATCATATATTGTTATTTTGTATTCAATACCTAGCGGCTCGTCTTTTAAGATAATAGTGTTTTGATTTTCAATATAACCATCTTGAAAGCCTTTGACAAAAGATTCGTCTTGCTTCTTGTTATTCATAATCAAATCATAAATATTATTCATTACCTCTTGCTTGTTCATACTTTCTCCTTATATTGTTTTTAACATTAACTTGTACAGCGGATCTGACATTGGCTGTAAAGCTATTCTTTCTTCAGACATGGATCCCCATTTATCTACTTTTAGCCTAACCCTCTTCTTTGGTTTTACTTTCTTCTTAGGCTTATGTATTGGCTCTTTGAATATCTTTTTTGGACCTGAGTATTCATTCAATTCTTTCTTTGAGCCTTTATAGATTAGGTTTGGATCGGTTGATTTCTTTAGACGGTAGCGCACCATATCTTTAGTAAGACCTAAATCCATTAATGATTTGGATGTAACTACGTCTCCATTGTCTAACGTATATTCTTTTAGTTTTTTCATTTGATGGAGAGTATCCTTTTTCTTTTGTCTAATCCAACTGAATCTTTTGCTATACCAGCTGTTTTAAGACGATTAACGAATCGCTTAATGGTTGATAAGCTTGTGCTAGCAAAGTATGGGTGTTGGACGATATCAGCGATCGTAGCTCTAGTATGGAACCCAATATAAGCAGCAACATCTGTAATATCAATAGACAAAGCAAATTTAAGCCTTTCATCTTGCTTGATTAACTTTTTCCACGTCTTTTGTTTTAATACCCAGATTGCAGCGTATTCACTCCCCGTCTCACGGTGGCCTTTGTTTGGCATGTTATTTCTCCTTGTTTTTAATAAAGTTATCCCAAATCCAGCATCTAAACTGGTTTGGCTTGTAGTTAAAAGACAGGTTGTCCTTTAATTCCTCTTGAAAGTCCCACATTAATAATTGCATATCAGCAGGATTCTTGTTTAACCAAGAGTTTACTTTCTCTTGGATCTTACCTTTCTTTTCAGCTTCATGTTTTCCCATCTTAATTCTCCTTGTTATTAAAAACATCACCTTTCTTTGTACCAGTATTCTCAGCAGGTGGGTAGCTTGAGTTTAAGTATACTGCTCTTCTGTTTAGCTTACTGTCCCATTTAGAGGTTACTACTATCTTAGGTGTGATCTTATCTTTCTCTTGATAGTATTCTCTAATCTTTGCACAAGCCATACCAAAGCAAGCAACTACATATTCACTTGTGTAAGTGATGTTGCTTTTCTTATTGACTTGAGCATGATCTAGCCATAAGTACAGCATTTCTTTCTTTCCATTACCGTTCATATTTTCTGGGTAATGCTTCATACGGGTGATCGTAAATTCAGTTGGGTTTATATTTAACATTTGTTTCTCCTTAATAGCTAATAGTTATTGTTTCGTATGGGTTCATAGCACAGTCGATCGCTATTCTTGCTAAGAACATTAATCCTCCGTGAGCTGTACCCCATCCGTTTGCTGCATCAAATCCTTCGATATGATCGTGATAATGAGCTCTTCTCAAAGCTTCTTTTAGAATAGGTACCGTTTGGTAGCCTGACATTCCATTGATTACGTGGAGTCCTTTATCGAACTCTTTGCTCTCGTCTAAAATGATTTCGTTAAAAAGACCAGACATGTTGCTGGTATAGTTGTGGGATTCATTCCCGATATAGACATCGTATGACATATTTACCTCCTAAAGTAGGGTTTATTATATACTATATATTGACCAATATACAGTTTGTTTCGGTTTTATTATTAGTTATTCTTCATAGTTCTCCTTTCTTTTGTAAACAACAATCACATTCACAGTTTAATCCTAACCAATCATCTTGATAGTCTTGTTGAGGACCTTCATGTAAATGCTTTATCCTTACCAGGTTTTTATGTGCTTCTTCTGCTGTTAGATGCCCTAGTACATCTTTGTTTGTGATATCTGACTCGTAGTATAGTTCACCAGCACTATCTAAGATAGCTAGCTCCCATAGGCCTGCGTCTCCTCCGTAGCTGCCTGTATGACTGACTAGGCTTGCCCCATAACCATTATCAAACTTATAGATTAATTGCATACCACCTAAAACTTTTTTTGTTGCTATTAGATTATTTAACATTTTTATTTCTCCTTATTATGTACAGTTTATTCAATCCAACATTCAGACGCTTTAACAACACGTGTCTCTGTGTCCCATGGAGCTTCACCTTCTACTTCTAAAGTTAATGTGTTTCCATTAATTTTAGTAATTTCAGCAGCAGTTTCGTAATCGTCTTTAACCCAAACTACGTCTCCTACCTCCACTACTCGCCCTTCGACCCTTGCTTCGTCTAAGCGTTCCTTCTTCCAGATTGCATTTACAGCTTCATCCATAGTATTAAATTCACCTATTTCCATGAAGTCTGAATCCCATCCATCGTAACAGCTAAAGTATTCTACAAAGCCTACATTTACTTTGTTAGTCTCTGAGTTTAAATAGAACCTATAACCATTAGCTGGCATACGTTCTGTCCAATCATCTGGATTGTTTGGATCCTCATCTATTGCGTTACAAAATGTCTTTCCCGCTGCAAACTTATTTTCTAAGTGCTTTTTCTTTTGTGTTGTGTTCATGCTGTGTACATTTTGTTGTGTTCTTTTAGCCAGACTGCTTCTACTGCTTCTTCTTTACTTTCATATGTTCCACATTCATATAAAGTACTATCCCATCCATCGTAACAGTTAAAGTATTCTTCAAAGACTACATCTACTTTGTTGGTCTCATGGTTTAAATAGAACCTATAACCATTTGAAGGCATACGTTCTTCCCATTTAGTAGGATCGTTTGGATCTTCGACTATTTTGTAGAATACTTGTCCTAATCCCATTTTGTTTTCTAAGAATTCTTTCTTTTCTTTGTATGTTGGTTGTTCCATCGTTATTACTCCTTGGTTGTTTGACTTTATTGTCAAGATTAAGCTCAATTGCTTATTAATATGAACTGTATTTAAGTACACATTAATAAATTATTGAGATCGTCTACAGAGCATGCACGACTAGGTAAAATCCTAAGAGCTCCTTATAGAGAAAAAAAATCTTTTTCTTTTGAGTGTCGATTACGTTGCGGTAATTACACAAGAATAATCTATGACGGTTGGGATGGGCTCCAACTCGAGACGATCCGCAGGCCCGACTAAGCAAGAGCTAAAAGTACAGATATTTCAAGTAACTGGATGAACTTCACTAAGTGACCCATGAATACTCGGACAGACTATTTAATAACAAGACAGGGAAGTTACGACCCGAGAGGATTGTAATGGCTCGTTCAGTTACTTGAAGTATTTGATAGACTTTTAACCTATTTAAAGTGGAGTTACCTCTAATTCAATGTCTGACATATGCTCAGTTAACACCTCTACTCTTTAAATCATTCAGGTTACTATCACAGCTGACAGTCCCTATACGACTCTATACGCGCGTGCCCCTGGCAAACCCATCAGTTTTTCATTAAAGTCTCCAGAACAAGAGATATGGCGTGCTGTGTGCTGTTACCAGCGTGTTGTTACCCCCGTGTTGTCGGCACAGTGCTGTCTACACGCTGCTGTGACCCCATTGCCGTCACTCCAGTGCTGCTAGCAAAGTGCTCTTCGCTCTCTGCCGCACACCCTGTGTCGTGTGCTAAGTGTCGCTTGCTACTCCTGTTCTTCAACATCATGCGCTATCCCCCATAAAGACATCTACCTAAGCAGAACGGCGCATTGTAGCATCGCAGTATGCTGATGGCATCCAATCACAGTACTCAATCGTACGTCTTCTTGGTACCACCTTCTTACTGAACTCTTGTCTTCTAAAGCGTTCAGCGCTATACTTATAGCAAACCTTATGTCCATGGTAGGCGCAGTATTCGAGATATAACCTTTCGTATTCTGCGAGGTTCGTGCTAAGTAATAGCTGTGGGTAATCATCATCAAATCCAGAAGGTGCACCATAACACCGAACTAGATACTGATGATAAGCCTTAACTACGTCAAGGTCTTGTGTTCCTAGTCTTATACTAGGCCTTTCTCTTACCATTTTTACTCCTTGGTAAGTTATCCACACTTTTATATTGGCAGTGGACATCTCCATCTTTTCTAAATACATTCGTTAGAGTGCACTTAGGAAAGATCCAGCCCCGAAGAGCTGGAATCTTAACCTAACCTATGCGAACGGGTTAGTTGCTGGAACTATAGTAGCTTCCATTTCTACTTCTTGATAATCTGCAGTTTCACCTTCTGCTGGAAGATTAGTGGCAATGTACTGATTGTACATGAAATCCATTAATGCTTTATGAGCAGGGCGAGCGAAACGTTCAGCATGAAGAGTACCATTCAAGTACACTTGAAAAGACTCCTCAGCTTGATTACCATTTGCTTTCTGTTCTAAGATCAGCATAGAACATTTCTCACCTTTAGGTGTTACTTCGGTGATTTGATAAGCATTCTTATACGTACGACCTGGCTTGTACCAAGTAACTGATTCGTATACATTGATATCCTTGTCTTCAGTTGAAGTTGAAAAGATATTGCTGATTGCGCCGAATGTCGGCATTTGGTATGATGTAGTCATCATGATTCTCCTTTTAAGAGTTAATGATACTTTGCACTCGTGTGCCAGGCGTATCGTGAGTGGCCTGTTATTACTACGCGCTGTGACAGACGTGTTGTCGAAAACGTGTAGTGAATTCTGTGCTGTTAGCATAGTGCAGTATTGTTATTGTTGCTAGCATCGTGTTCTTCGCTAAGTGCAGTACTGTTAGTGTTGTCTGCTTGGTGTCGCTTGTGGGTGTTACTTGTCATATTATCCTCCTGACAAGATGTGCTATTCAATGGTATAGCACTAACCAGTTATCCAGCTACGAACAACTCTGGATTCATGTTGATGTATCCTATAACGAGTAGACATACTAATGCTAGTATCCCTATCACAGTTATAAGACCTCTATCTTCAGAAGGTAGTAGCAACCAACCTCTGAACAATAGATATACTCCATATGCTGAGACTACTAATAGTAACCCCAGTAACACTGTAATGATATCAAACATTACGTTCCTCCTTGATCTCAACGATCTCAATGGTATCATAGTTAAATGAAGTACTAATGCGCTTGATGATACGTTCAGCATTAGACTCAGCCTCAACCATACTGTCGGCAGTAATGCCAACTAGATTGAAGTTACTTGTATCGGTTATACTGTCGATCAGTTTGTACGTTACATGATAGAACATATTGTTCTCCTTTTGTTACGACAGAGAAAGGCCTGTCGTGTGCCGTGTGTAATCCCTCTCGTGTAGACTAGGGGGTGCTAAATATATGCGGGTGTACAACATATATATATTACTCATAGGTACTGACCTTATACTTTTTGTGAACTCATAGGCACTGACCTCTAAGAAATTACTCATAGGTATTAACTTCAAGCTTTTTATGAACGCACAGGCATCCGAGGGGTACGAGGCATAGGTGGACAAAAATAAGATTACATAATTAAAATTTCAGGAGAAAAAGATGAGAAATGCGAGACAGAAGGAAGTTGATAAAGAGTTTACTGAGGCTGGTAAAGGGCATAGATTTAAGCCTGGGGTGTCAGGTAACCCGGCAGGAAGACCTAAAGGTATAAAAAATAAAATTACTTTAACTAAGGAAGCTTTTGAGGAAGTGGCTGGTTTGAGTCCAGGTGAGATGTTAGCAACTATTGCTCAACGTCATTTTGCTCAAGGTACAGCTGCAGGTGATCAGATTGCTATTAAAGCGATCATGGAAGCTAATAAGTATATTGAACCTACTAAAGATGCAATAGCAGATCAAGAGAATGTTGCTGATATGTCTAAAGAAGAAATTAAAGATAGGTTGAAGAATTTAAAGCTTGTGAATGATGAGTAAAAATAAAGAAGCCGCTGAGCTGATAGTTGAACTTGAGAAGCGGAATACTTGGGAAAGATGGAAAGATGATCCTATTGCTTTTATTGAAGAAGCACTAATGATCTATCCTAAAGATGCAGATAAAGGATTGATTCATCTAAAGATTAATAAAGCCCAGGTTGTAGTTGTAAAAGAATATGTAAGACAGATGAAAGAGATTGGTTATGTAAGAATGATTATCTCTAAGTATCGTCAAGCAGGATTCTCTACAATTAGTTCTGCTCTAATCTTTCATAGGACTTTGTTCTATAAGAATACTAGAGCTGTAATTATTAGTTTAGATAAGCCAACGACTGAGTCGATCTTCCAGATGAGTAAAACCTTTTGGGAGAACCTACCTAAGAACTTAAAACCTAAGTTAGGGATATCGAACAAGAGAGAAATGGTATTTGAAGAGAACGATTCTAAATTTAGATTGTTTACTGCAGGTGCTGATAATCCAGGACGTGGTACAACTAATACTGCATTGCTATGTGATGAGACTGCTTTCTTCCAGAATGCTGAGAAGGTAATGGCAGGTCTATTCCAGTCTGTAGCACTAACTAAAGGTAGTATTATTATTATTAATAGTACGTCCAACGGCGCACAAGGTGTCTATTACGACCTATGGAATAAAGCAGAAAAAGAGGAAGGTAACTTTACCCCTTTGTTTGTTCCATGGTATCTACAAGATGAGTACACACTTAAGTGCCCAGATGGAATCGAGTGGACTCCAGAAGAAAGTAGATTAAAGGAAAGATGGGAATTATCGGACGGCCAGTTGTATTGGCGTCGGATTAAGATTGCTGAAACTTCTACTAATCTATTTAAGCAGGAGTATCCGTTCACAGCTGAAGAGTCTTTCTTACAGTCAGGTAGTTCAGTCTTTAATAAGGAATCATTAGATAAATATGTTACACAACCACCGGATTCTTTAAGAGAGTTCAATGATGTGTATAGTTCTTTTGATGAATCTACTGAAGGAACTTTGTCTGTTTGGATGGCTCCACAGCGAGATAACAAATACTTGATTGGCGCTGACGTTGCATTAGGTGTACGAGGGGATTATTCAGTTGCTTGTGTTATGACTAGCAATAGAGAGATTGTTGCTATTTATCGTAGTAACAGAACCGACCCTGTTCGATATGGCAGAATATTGTTCTACCTAGGAAGATGGTATAACAATGCTTTGGTATGTCCAGAGGCTAACTCTATTGGTATTGCTACTGTTCAACAGTTACATGGTATGAACTATCCGAATATCTATCAGCAAAAGAAAACTGCTAATACGTATTCAGAAGGGATTAACCATCTAGGATTTAAAACGACAGCTGCAACTCGTTCTCCAATCATATCTAATCTTAGACGAATGATTGAAGATGAGGATATAGCTATCCCTTCCACATTAGCGATTGAGGAATTACGCAACTTTATTGTTACCCCTCAAGGAAAGCCAGAAGCTTCACTAGGACATCATGATGACTTAGTTATGGCAATGGCGATAACGTGTGAAGCCTACAGAACCCATGGCCATTCCCTCACTAACCAAACATTTAGCTGGGGTGAATTAAATACCAATTATCAAACAAATGATACAAAATGGCTGTAAGTTCCATTAATACGAACTTATTTTGTACTTAAATTGCGAGTAATTAAGCATATATAAAAACCGAGAGCGAGCGAATGAGCAAATATAAAATAGAAAAAATTACTGACGACATGTTGTTAGAGTCGATTGATAGAAATATGCGAAATGCTACTGGAGGGTATACAGGATCATCTGATGCTTCCAAGCGACGTGAGAATTCAATTTACGAAATGAGTTTAGAACCTAAGGGTGATTTAGTACCTCAAGGCGTCTCTAAAATTGTTTCATCAGATTCAGCAGAGATAGCTGAAGGTTATACCGCACTGTTAACTAAGTTACTACTTGATAACAATAAGTTAGCATTATTTGTCCCTTATAGCAACGAAGTGGCTTCTATCAAAGCCTCCCAGGTTGCTTCGGACGTAGTAAATTACTGTTTGTTTAACTCTAATTCAGAAGGCTGGACAAAACTGTCTACCTGGATTAAGTCAGCAGTTGTATTCGGTAACAGTGCCATAACCTGGGGGTGGGAAGAAAGCTTTGATTATGAGGTTGAGGAATATGACTCAATTCAAGAAGTGGTATTAGATCAAATCCTAGCAGACAGAAATGTTGAGATTGTAGGAGACCTTAATATCAAAGAGCTTTCAGCCGAAGTTGTTACTTATGAAGATGTACGCTTAAGACGTAAGATTGATAAGTCAGGTGTTAAAGTTAGAAATATTCCACCTGAATCGTTTATGATTGATAAAGCAGCAGAATCTATAAGTGAAGCTCGTTTTGTAGGATTAGTCTCTGATATGACGAGATCTGAAATACGGGTTATGTGGCCGGACTTTACTGGCGATCTGGCTGAGATGGGAGAAGAGTCTTCTTTCAGAGATTCAGAATGGTCGTTAGAGTCTTATGCTCGTAAACAATCAGCAGGTTTAGATAATTGGATTGACTCAGATGACGAAGAAGATGAAGCTAATATATCTGTTAATGTTGTTGAATGCTGGATCCGCTCTGACCGTGATGGCGATGGTATTGCTGAATTAAAGCACGTTATTAAAGCAGGAAGCACAATCCTTGAAGAAGAAGATTGTTCTTACATCCCAATCGCGATGCTTAATCCAATTGAGATTCCTCATGAATTCTATGGTTTGTCATTGTTAGATATGGCTCGTCCACAGACACAAGCTACTACAGCTATCATGCGTGGTTTCGTTGAGAATGTGTACTTCGGTAACTATGGAAGAACATTAGCAGATCCAAACGTAGTTGACTTTGCAGCTTTGCAAAATCCATTACCTAAGCAGATTATTGCTACTAATGGTAATCCAGCTGCAGCAGTCCAACAGATCACCCCAGAACAACTTAGCCCAGGTACTGGTGCTATGCTTGAGTTCTTAGGTATACAGAAAGAACAGTCTACAGGTCTTAGTAAGACAGCTATGGGATTGAATGATACATTGTATGTTTCAGGCAACTCAGAACAGAAGATGGGTAATGCACAAAATGCCGCTCAAATTCGTGTTGAACATATTGCTAGAAGGTTTGTTGAGAGTGGCATTAAAGATTTATGTCGTGGCATCTTAAAAGAGATGAAGGCAAATCTGAAGAACCCTATGCGTTATAAGACAGATAAAGGTTATGCATCTTTAACACCAGAGGTGTTACAAACGATGCCTTCTAATATGGATTTAGATATACAAGCTAACTTAGGCGAAAATTCTAATGTCAATGTAGGAATGAAGTTAAATGAGATCGCTCAACTTCTTCCTGTTATGGCGGCAGACCCCGAGTCAGCTCCATATGTTAACCCATTAGCAGCCTTTAACTTAGCTACTGATATTCTCGCCAATATGGGATTAGACCCAACTAGGTTCTTAGTTGATCCTGCAAATGAGGAAGCTCAGCAGCAGATACAACAGAAGCAACAACAAGCTCAACAACAAGCTGAGCAAGTTAAACAAGCTGAACTTGAAAAAGCGCAACTTGAAGCTCAAACCGCTGTTGCTAACATTAGCTTCATTAAAGCTGAGGTTGACAATAAGCAGATTGACAATAAACGTCAGTTATTAGAAGCTGAAGATGAATCAAACCGTAAATGGGCTGAGATCATTGTTAAAGCGCAAGGTACTGATGGAGCACAAGCACCACAACAAGTTGGTGTTAACTTCCAAGAGCTATACCAAGATACAGCAGCCGCCGAGAAGGAAGCTGAAGAAATTCAACAGCAAGGAGAGCAACTAGCTCAAGCTGCGATTGAAAACCCCGAGCAAGCTATGCAGATGGCACAGCAAGCAGGATTGGACCCGTCAGCTTTGATGGGTGGACAACAACAATAGATGAGAGATAGATGACACAAAAATACAATAGGCATCAGAACTTTAAAAAAGACTCTGATGGCAAACCAAAAAAGGTATCGGTTTATGACGATGCACAGAGAACCTTAACAAAAGGATATCAGTGCGATGAAATAAAAGATACTATGACTATGGTAACAGAGGATATTCTCAACCAGCTGTTCGTGCAATGGTTAGAAACTAAGCACTTTGAAACAGAATCAAGAGAATTCCTTTATAAGTTAGCAATAAGTCAAGGAGCAGTGATGAAGAATATCGAGCGCTCAATTACTGCTAAAAATAATAAAGCTCGAGAACTGAAGGATGAATGATGACAGATGTTGAACAGAAAGCGATAGACAAGTTAAATTCTAGCATTAAATCTACAATTGGAGTATTAGCATTAGGCCGAGGTATTGGCGCCCAAGCTACTATTCTAAATGATTTAATAAATGCAAGAAATAACATAGTTGCTATGACTGCCCCTACAAAGGCAGCTACTGCACCTAGAAAACCAGCAGCTAAGAAGGCTGCAGTTACAAAAAAGAGAAGTTCTATTTAAGAACTATTTGATGATTGATTGAGAGGCCTTAAATAGGCCTTCTACTAAAAATAGGAGACTATATGTCAGAACAAAAAAGCGAAGCTACCCAAGCGGATGAGTCGCAAGTTCAAGACTTTGACTTTGACGCATTGGCGGATGATGTTTTAGGATTAGAAACTGAAGCAGCTACCCAAGAAAGCGAAGAAGCCACAGAAAAACTCGAAGGTGAGGATCCGCACACGGACGAGGACGCTGATGAAGTTGGTGAAGGAGAGGAAGATGAAGAAGAGGAAGAAGTTGAAGATGAGGATGAGTCTGAGGACGCTACCCAAGAAGATGATACAGATGAATCGGATGATGATGAGATTGATATGGACTTTACAGTTCCCGTTAAGATTGACGGTGAAGAAAGTGAAGTATCTATGGAAGAGCTTATCGCGAATTATCAGACTAAACAACACCAGTCAAAGAAAGGGGATGAACTTGCGAAACAGGCAAAAGAGTTAGACGCTTATAAAGCAGACGCTCAGGTATTTGCTCAAATAAATGCACAATTGCTGCAAGACCAAGATGATAAAGACAAGAAGATCTTATCAGCTCTTGAAAAGAGAGTTGACGACGCTTATAGTGAGGATGATTATGAAGCTTCTAAACTTGAAAGAAAGTTTAATAAAGCTACTAAAGAATATGCTCAACGTAAAAGCCGTAGAGATTCGATGCTGGAAAATATGGGAAGAAAGGTTGAAGAAGGAAGAGTTGAACAATTCAATAAACAAGTTGAAGAGTTTCATTCTGCCATCCCAGGCTTTATCCCAGATTGGTCAGAAGAAGTCGCACAAGCTAATAGAGAATTTGCTTTAAAAGAGCAGCTTCCTGAACAGCTTGTTGATTCTATGGTTGATCCAGCAGTTGTAGCATTTGTTGATAAATTCCGAAGACTAGCTGAGACAACTTCTAAAGGGGCCACAAAACGAAAAAAGGTTCCTATTAAAAGAGTCGCAACTAAAAAGCCTGTTTCTAAAACAACTAAAAAAGCAAACACAGTAGAACTGTCCAGACAAAGGGTCAGTAAAGGTAAAGGATCAGAGAAAGATAATAAAGTTCTCTTTGATAATGCTATTGATAATTTGTTTGGCTAGGCTGCTGTGTTTTAATATAAGGATAGCAAAATGGCTACAAAATTTGGTACTACTGCCATATCAGGCAGTTACTCGGCGCAAGGTTCTCAACGTGAGGATCTAGCAAACTACATCTCTAACATCTCTAGAGATATGACTCCATTCATGGCATCAATCGGTAAAGGTAAAGCTTCAGCGATTACTCACGAATGGTCAACTGATACTTTAGCTGCAGCAACATTGCAAGCTGCGGTTGAAGGCTCAAGCTTCGCAGAATCTGATGGTCCTGTTGTACAGAAGATTGATAACAAAGCACAGATCTTTACTAAAGGTATCCGTGTTTCAGGTTCTCTTGAAGCTGTAGACAAAGCAGGCCGTAAGTCTGAATTCAAATACCAGACTGAGAAGCGTGGTAAAGAAATCATGCGTGATATTGAGAAGACTTTAGTTTCTGCTCAAGTTAAAGGCACGCAAGGCTCTTCAGCATCAGGCAGCATCCAAGCTTACGCTCGTAAGATGGGTGGTTACATGTCTTATGCTGGTGTAGCAGAATCTGTTGCAAGTGTAACTTCTGGCTCATTAACAGTAACGCAAGCTGCTGGTGATGGTTCTGATGTTGCAACTTCATCTGGTACTGGTAAAGCAGCAGAACCATTTACTTTAGCGAGCATTAATGAAATTCTTCGTGAAATTAACGGTGAAACTTCTGCTGCTCCATCTAAAGTAATGATGTCAACTGCTAATAAAGTTAATTTCTCTAACTTAGTTAACAACACTAATATGAACGTTAGACGTAATATTGACGAGAAAGGTAAGTTACGTCAATCAGTTGACTTATACGAGTCTGACTTTGGTGATGTTGAGTTAGTACATAACTACTTAATGGATAATGATAAGGTGTTCGTTTACGATCCTTCTCTATTATCAGTTGCGACTCTTCGTCCGATTCACTTCCGTGATATCAACGAAGATGGTGACTCTTTGCGTTCTTACATGGTACACGAGTGTACTTTAGAAGCTAAGTCTCCAACTGGTAACGGCGTGATCTTCGACGTTGCTTTAACTTAATCTAATTAAGTAAAGTTGATTTAATCCCTACTTTCGGGTAGGGGTTATTTTTACCAACAAGAGTTTATAAAGCTTTCGTTGTTAAAAGTAATAATAAAGGAATAATATGATTAATGAATTCTTAGACAAAGATTATCATGTGCATGCAGATGCAAGTGGTATTAGAGTAGAACAAGACATCGCCCCTCATTTAGAATGGGCGAAGATGCAAAGAGAGATGAATAGATCTAATAGGTTTTCTCGTAAAGCAGATACTGGGTTTAAACCTTTTTGTAATGTTCCAGATACTGTTGCTTTGGATATTATGACTAAATATCATATTAATGTTCACGACAAAAATATTCAACCTGAAGAGATGCGTAAGTTTAAAAGTATTATGAAAACAAAGTATCCTCATCTTATGTATCGATAATAGGAGTCCTAAATGGCAACGATCAATAATCAAGCTACATTACGCACAGCAGTTGCGGATTGGCTAAACAGAACAGATTTAACCGAAGGCCAGCTTGATCAGTTTATTGAAATGGG